CCGGTTCAGCACATCCCAAGACCACATGGCAGTAACCGGCACGTCGCTTATGTCTGGCGCGACCAACTTTCGGTTAGCGTGCGTGGTGTCACGGACAAGCACCAATGCGTATCAGCACGCTATCGACGTGCGAAACTCAAGCACTACGGACCTTGTGCTTGTCAGGCATCGACTATCGACTCAGTTGGAGTCTGTAGTAATTAGCCCAAGCAACTCAGTGTCTTCTCAGTTGACAGGCTCGAATCCTGTGGCGACGGAAGAGATAATCGTGGTGGATTACGATTTCTCTAACGGTTCGTTCAGCACCTACGTTGACGGTACCGTATTGCACACGGTTTCGTTTTCCGGGTTTACGGCATCCACAAATTCAACGTATCAACTAACCGTGGGCGGCAACGACCCGACCACGATCTGGGCTGGGGACATTGCCGAGATTGTGTTGTCAGGCATTGGCGACCGACAGAAACTCGAAGGCTACTTCGCCCACAAGTGGGGACTCACTGCAAACCTCCCCTCAGGTCACCCATACAAGTCCTCTCCTCCCGTCTGGGCACAAATCTCGGGCGGCACTGAGACGTTCGCAGACGGTTACAAGTATTCCACGTTTACCAGCGGCAGTACGCTCACTGTGTCCACCGGGGGTGTCGTGGAGTATTGCATCGTGGCTGGTGGTGGTGGTGGCGGCAAATGGTTCGGCGCTGGCGGCGGCGCTGGCGGAGTGCTGACCGGCACCCAATCCCTAACCGCCCAATCCTACTCAATCACCGTGGGTGCAGGAGGTGCAGGCAACTCCTCCAACTACGGTATATATACCAATGCCACAAACAACGGCGAGGATAGCACGGCTTTTGGTTTGACTGCTATTGGTGGTGGTGCAGGCGGCAACAGCAGTAACAACGGAGCAACCGGCGGTTCGGGCGGTGGCGCTGGTTTTGATCGGTCAGGCGGAGCGGGCACCTCGGGCCAAGGCAATGCAGGCGGCGATGGGGTCAGTAGTACGTCGTGCAATAGTACCCCGGACCGGGGTGCTGGCGGTGGTGGTGGTGCAAGTCAGGCAGGCGCGAATGGAAGTTGTGTTCCCGCAGGCGGCACTAACGCTGGAGACGGCGGAGACGGAATTGAGTGGCCCACCGGTAGCGGTAACTACTACGGCGGCGGCGGCGGCGGTGGCCTCCAACGAGGAGGCACCGCAACGGGTGGTTCCGGCGGTTTGGGTGGTGGTGGCAACGGTGGCGCTGGACCTACTCCCGGATCGAATGGTGTAGCAAACACCGGCGGCGGCGGTGGCGGCACGGGAGAAAACAGTTCCAGCGGCGTGCCACTTAGCGGCGGCAACGGCGGCTCCGGCATTGTGATTGTGCGGTCCAAGGTTTGGGCACAAGCCTCGGGTGGCACCGAGACGACCTCGGGTGGCTACAAGTACCACACGTTTACAAGCGGCGGCACGCTTACCGTGTCGAGCGCTGGCAGCGTGGAGTATTGCATCGTGGCTGGTGGTGGAGGTGGTGGACGCGGAAACGGTAGGTCGGGTGGCGGTGCTGGCGGCATGTTGACCGGCACGGCCTCGCTCTCAGCCCAGTCGTACACCATCACCGTAGGAGCAGGCGGCGCAGACCTTACCGGTTCTAATAGTATCGGCAACAACGGCCAAAACTCGACATTTGCCGGTTCTGGGTTTACCACGCTGACCGCAATTGGGGGCGGTGGAGGTGCTGGCACCAACAGATCAAACGGAGCGGCTGGAGGCAGCGGAGGCGGCGCATCGTGGAACGATACTGGTGTCGGCGTCGGCGGCACCGGAACGGCCGGTCAAGGAAACGACGGTGGCGGCGGTCAGACGGCTGCTGGCGTAGTTAATGGAGGCTGCGGGGGTGGCGGTGCTGGCGCTGCTGGAGGTCCGATGGTCGGTGGTACCGGTGGAGACGGCGGCGACGGGTTGGAATGGCCCGCAGGGTCCGGGACTTACTACGCAGGCGGCGGTGGCGGCGGCGGTGGCGGTGGCGGTGGCGGCGGCTTAGGCGGTGGAGGCGGCGGGGACACTAATGTCCCCGGAACGGCCAACACTGGCGGCGGAGGCGGCGGCAAACCAAACGACTCCTATACCTGTGCAGGCGGCTCCGGGATTGTGATCGTGAGATACAAGGTCTAAACACTTACAAAGGAGGCCAACATGGCACTCGATAGTCTCGAACAGTTTCATCAGATCAACAGCGACTTCAAGCGAATCAAGGTCGCTCTGAACGTCCTTGCCGGGCAGTTCAGCCGTGAACTGCGTAACCCCATCGAAGACGGCCTGATCGACGCCTTGGCTGCACAGGCACAGGCTCTCCTGACCGAGGCTGTTGCTCTCAAGGAGATCGTTCCTCCCCCGCCAGCCCCAGAGCCTGAGATCGACGAGGTGACCGGTTTCCCGATCATCAACGGATACCCCATGGACCCCGAGACCGGCCTGTATCACGATTCGGTGACCGGTGAGGTTCTGGACCCCCAGCCAGAGATCATCTGAGGTGAACCATGGCCGACCCCAGCAACGAGCAGATCTTCTTAGCCTTGGGCCGTCTTGAGGGCAAGGTCGATGCCCTCATGCACCGAAGCATGCAGATCGAGGAGCATCTGGACAACCAAGACAAGCGGATCAGGAACCTTGAGCAATACAAGCACTTCCTGTTGGGCATCTCCGCTGCCGTGGGGGCGGCCAGTTCATTCATCATCAATCTGATTCAACGGAATCTTGGAGCCTGACATGGACGACAAGGAACTGCTGAACAGGCTGCACTCCAGCCTGATCGAGGTTCTGATCGAGAAGATCAAGAACGGAGAGGCGTCTGCGGGTGACCTAGGGGTCGCCCGGCAGTTCCTGAAGGACAACGGTGTGGATGTCTCTGCCAAGAACTCCGAGCCGATGCTGCGGTTGAACGAGGTTCTCCCGTTCAACCCTGCGGAGGATGATCTTGAAGAAGAATGCGCCTAATCCGAGGGTTCCTGAGGGTCTTCAAGACTTCAGGAACTTCCTTCATGTCACTTGGCAGCATCTGGGACTGCCCAGTCCCACACCTGTCCAGTACGACATCGCTCGGTATCTGCAAACCGGGCCACGGCGTCTGGTGATCGAGGCGTTCCGTGGGGTGGGCAAGTCCTACATCACCTCCGCTTTCGTCGTTCATCAACTTCTGCTGGACCCTGCCAAGACCATTCTGGTGGTCTCGGCGTCCAAGCAGCGTGCCGACGACTTCTCCACGTTCACCCTGAGGCTGATCGAGGAGATGCCCATTCTCCAGCACCTGAGGCCCAAGGAGAACCAGAGGTACTCCAAGATCGCCTTCGATGTCGGCCCTGCTCCTGCCCAACACGCTCCCTCGGTGACCTCCAAGGGAATCACCAGCCAGATCACAGGGTCCCGTGCCGACCTGATCGTGGCAGACGACATCGAGGTCCCCAACAACTCCATGACTCAGGTCATGCGGGAGAAGTTGGCCGAGAGCATCAAGGAGTTCGACGCGGTCATCAAGCCCAAGGGCAGGATCGTCTATCTGGGCACTCCCCAGACCGAGAACTCCATCTACAACCTGCTGCCAGACCGAGGCTACGAGATCCGCGTCTGGCCCGCCCGTAGGCCCTCCGAGAAGCAGGAGGTGAACTATGGTTCCCGTCTTGCCAAGATCGTCCTAGACGCCCCTGAGGGCTCTCCTGTGGACCCTGCACGGTTCACCGAGGACGAACTGGTGGAGCGTGAGTTGTCCTTCGGTCGCTCAGGGTTCGCCCTCCAGTTCATGCTGGACACGACCCTGTCCGATGCCAACAGATTCCCGCTCAAGATCAACGATCTGGTGATCATGGACTGCAAGGGCGAGAATGGCCCTGAGAAGGTCGTATGGTCCTCCAATCCGGCCCTGATCCGCACCGATCTCCAGTGCGTCGGGTTCAACGGAGACCGCTACAGGGGCCCTGAGACCACCGTGGGGGACTGGATCGAGTACGGAGGGGCGGTTCTGGCCATCGACCCCGCTGGACGGGGCAAGGACGAGACCGCTTTTGCCGTCGTCAAGATGCTGAACGGGTTTCTGTACGTCCCAGAGTGCGGTGGAGTGCCCGGAGGCTACTCCGAGGCCACCCTACAGCGTCTGGCAGACATCGCCAAGGCCCACAAGGTCGCCCAAGTGGTCATCGAGGCCAACTTTGGGGACGGAATGTTCACCGAACTGATCAAGCCGTACCTGTTCAAGACCCATGGGTGTGCTGTTGAAGAAGTAAAGCACTCGATCCAGAAGGAAAAACGGATCATCGACACCCTTGAGCCGGTCATGAACCAGCACAAACTGGTCATCGACCCCTCTGTGGTCACCAACGACATCGAATCCGTCAAGGACATGCCCCCTGAACAGGGCCTGAAGTACCAACTGTTCTACCAGATGTCCCGCATCAGTCGGGACAAGGGCTCTTTGGCCCACGACGACCGTCTGGATGCCCTGTCCATCGGGGTTGCCTACTGGGTCGAGAGGATGGCCATGGACGCCGACAGGCGTATCCGGGACCGCAAGAGCAACCTGCTGGACAAGGAACTGCAAAAGTTCGTCTCATCTGTCCGAAAGGGTCCCTTGGTCGTCTCGGGGCCTCCTACGGACACCATCTGGTTCTAGGAGGGCTCCATGACGTACGTTCGGGTGGGGGGAATCGACATCAAGATCGAAACCACAGATGACATGGAGGACCTTGGGGAGTATGTCTCAGGTCCCGAGTACCTGATTCGACTGTCAACCGAGTGTCCCGATCCCGTCAGGTCCATGGTCCTGATCCATGAGATCATCCATGCCGTCTCCGACCAGTACGGTCTGGAGTTCTCTGAGAAGACCGTGAGGGTCCTAGAGACCGCCATGACCCAGATCATCCGAGACAACCCAAGTCTGTTGGGGACCCTTCAGGCTGTCCTAGGAGACTGATATGAAGCCCATCAAGAAGCCCGGTCTGTATGCCAACATCCATGCCAAGCGTAGGCGGATCAAGGCTGGCTCTGGGGAGAAGATGCGTCGTCCCGGCTCAGAAGGGGCCCCCACAGCCAAGGCGTTCCGCAGAAGTGCCAAGACCGCGAGGAAGTGATGAAGAAGATCAAGAAGAAGACCCCCGCATGGCAACGCAAGGAAGGCCAGAACCCCAATGGAGGCCTCAACGCCAAGGGCCGTGCGTCGTACAAGAGGGAGACCGGGGGGACCCTGAAGCG